CGTCATTCAGATGCAGGTGATATGGCTGATAAAGACAGAGATATGTACAAGCATTATGGCAAGTCTCAACGCGCTATGGATAAATACAAAAATCGTGTAAAGGGTATTAACAAGGCTGTAGATAAACTTACAAAGGAAGCTACTATTCCTGAATCTAAGCGGGTCGATGAAATCTCCGATAAGATGAAGGATCGTTATGTTCAGAGGTCTGTGACAGATTATGGTCATTCAAACGCGGTGCGTAAAGACGCTGAGTCTCGCGGAGATAAGGATCTTGCTGTGAAGATGAAAAGTCGTATGAAAAAGCGTAACCAAGGTATGACTCGCGCCTTTGGTGGTCAAAACGAAAATGTGTTACCACCTGTCTATGCACGTATTCTTGAAGAACGTGCAAAGCATTACAAAGGTGCAACACCACCTGAAGGAATGATGGACAACTCTAAGTCTTCTAAGGGTGCAATGGATATGGTTAATCAACCAAAAGAGATTAACGATGATGACGAAAAAGGTCATGAAGATGCAAGCAAAGCGGGTAGAGTTGGACCAAGTGCCAAAGCACGTCCTGCAGATAATATGAAAGGCGACAAGAAGGTGATCCCTTCTGCAACCCCAATGAAAGGAAAGTAAATGATTAAAGCTCCAAAGTGGTGTAGTGATGCAGTTCCTGTGGCTGCAAAAGGTTGGGTAAGTCCTAAGGGGGAGCTAATGGTTTCCTCTAGATTTACTCAGGCGCAAGTAGATGAGTGGTATGGTGCAACTGAAACATTTGTTGCTGCTGATGATAAAGCTACTGTAGAAGGCAAGTGGGATGCTGCTGAAATGGATATGGCAAGCTTTGCGGCTGTGTCTAAGGATGCAATGTCTTATGATCACACCGATGAAGAAGATCTAGAAGCAATGACTAAACTAGAGTTAGAACTTCTAGGGCGTGAACATGGTGTTGAGTTAGATCGCCGCAAGACAAAAGCTACTTTAGTGGAACAGATGAAAGATTTGATGTCTAAATAAAATCAATAAGGATTTTTATTTGGATGAACAATGAAACTATTTGAAACACTAGATGATAGCAACATACTATTATATGCTGCTAGGCATTATTATAAACCAAATGTAATAGACGCTGATGAGTTTTATGATGATCTTAAGAGATTCATGTACTTGAAGCGTCTATTAAATCGTTATCACAATACAGGTGAGTTATCTGAAAGGCTTATCTTAAATCACTTGATAGTCATATTTAATGTGTTTGATATTAAACCATCTTTGAAAATGTTAGAATATCATATGGAAAATAAATATTGGTCAACGATAAAGCCTTTTCTAGTATTCTTAAGGCATATAAAAAATGAAGAATACACAGAGATAGAGATGGATAAAACAGTAATAGAAAGACTGAGGAAAATATAATGGGCATCATCAAAAGAGCAGGTGATCTGGTATACACCTTCAGGTTTTTACGGCTGCTTACTACATCATTCGAAGATACAGAGGCTTTTAAGTTAGGTATCATTGACAAAGACGGTAAGAGGCAGAAATCCTTTACTCTTGACAACATGGAAGATAGAGATAACTATCGCAACTACTACACTCCATTTCATAGACTTGTCTTCAATATAAAAAAGATTATGGCAAAGGCACCAGGTGGTGGCAGTAAACTTGCTTCTTATGCGGCTGCACTATTTCTTCTCAAGGAAAAGTTTAGTATGCCTCAGGGTAAGATCCTAGAAGCTTTAGATATTCTTAACATAGATGAGACAGACTTTTTGACAGAACACAGCGAATGGTTTGTACTAGAGGATAATAGATTATCCCCCGGTTCATATAAAGTCTTGACTAGTAAACTAATCAATGATACAATGGATGAAATGGTCAACGCTAGAGACAAAGTTAGAGTTAGCAATGACTGTTATCCTGTAGGAGAAATCTTTGGTATAAATATATACGAGGTTACTCACATGAGAACCAACAAAAGCATTTACGTGTCAGTGGGAGAACTAGCACGATGAAAGAAGAAGCAATGACAACTGCAGATGCAGGTATTCCACAGGACACAAAAAACATGGGTCCAAGGGCTAGATTGCCTATGAATATACTCAGACGTAAAATAGGTCTGCCAATCAATGTGACAGATCGTAGACGCAAAAAGGATAAAACTCCTAGACTGCTAAAACAGTTTAGGCAGCATGTATATCAAAATGGCTAAGTTATATTTAATTATTATTGTTATGGGTTTGTTGAGTGGTGTAGGTTATGGTGCATACAACTATTACTTATGGTCAGAACAAACCATATCAACTCTCAGAGAAAACAATGTAAAACTAAAGTCGGCTGCAGAAACTTTACAGGCAACTGTAGAGAGAATACAAGCTGATGCTAAGAAAAATGAGCAGCTAAATAAAGATTTGACTAAAAGACTACAGCAATCGCAACAGCACCTTGACAAGCTTAGAGGTGTGTTTGCTAAAATCGATTTGACTATGGAGGCATTAACAAATGCACAAGGACTTGAAGACAGAGTTGACAATGCAGTCAGCAAACTTATTGGACGTATCGAAAGTGAAACTACCCCTCCTTCTGATGATGCCGCTCCTGCTGATGGGGTGTCTGGGCAGTAGAGCACCTGAAGCTGAAGTTGTTCTTCAGACTGAATACGCCAAACAAAATATTCCTATCCAAGAAAGACCAAAAGCGGTACAGTTCCCACCTGTGGATTGGTATGTTGTCACAGAAGATAACCTAGAAGAAAAACTAGCAGAACTAGAACAAAAAACTGGTAATGTAGTTTTCTTCGCTATTACTCCAAAAGGATATGAAAACCTAGCACTTGGTATTGCTGAGATGCGTAGGTATATCAAAGACACACAAGCTATCATTGGATACTACGAAGACGCTTTAGCAGAAGAACCTAAAGAGGAAACTCCAACTGAATAATGAAATATTGTGGTATTAGCGGTGGTTTACATAATGCAGCTATAGCATTTGTAGAAGAGAATGGTGATTTAGGTTTTGTTGGAGAAAGCGAAAGATTTTCTAAAAGAAAAAATGATCCATCGCTTCATTGGAAACTCATAGACATGATATCGAAAGAAGATTCTGTGACTTGGTATGAAGATCCAAGTCTTAGAAAGAATCATTCATATGTTAAAGAATATAATATTCAAGATATCGAAACTCAAGTAAACACAAAAGTTGATTGCATGGTGCATCATGAAAGTCATGCCGCATCTTCATACTACACAAGACCTTGGAGTTCAAGTGAAGATACTGTAATGCTGAATATTGATGGGGCAGGAGAATATCAATCAGCAACAATATTTGACCACAACTTTAATCTATTACACGAAGAGGTTATACCAAAATCTATTGGTGGAGTATACGCAATGGCAACAAAGGCATTGGGTTATAAACCTTTAGAAGAAGAATATATCGTGATGGGGATGGCTAGTTTTGGCGAACCTGCTGATGTAGATGTTGAAAATGTTAAAATCCTAAAAAGTATAAAAAAAGAAGATGCTGCTGCTACAGTACAGAAATGGGCAGAACAAGAAATACTTAGACTAGCAAAGAATGCTAGAAAATATGGCAGTAAGCTTTGCTATGCAGGGGGTGTTGCACAAAACGTTGTTGCCAATTCTTTGGTTCGTGATTTGTTCGATGACATGTGGATAGCGATAAACCCTACGGATGGTGGTGGGGCTTTGGGCGCTGCTGCTAGAAGCTATGCTTTAGCCACAGGTAAAGACAGAATAAACTGGATAGATCCTTATCTTGGATTTGAAAATATTACTGATATAAATCCTAAAAGAGTTGTTAATATATTACTAGACAAGGGAATGTGTGGAGTTATTCACGGAAAAGCTGAGTTTGGACCCAGAGCGTTAGGAAATCGGAGCTTCTTGGCTAACCCTATATATGATATAAAAGATACTGTTAATAGAGTAAAACAAAGAGAAGTTTTTAGACCATTCGCTCCTGCTATACTAGAAGAGTTTGCTGATGAATATTTTGAAGGTCCAATGAACGAGTACATGCAATATGTTTCAAAAGCAAAACACGACTATAAATCAGTGACTCATGTTGATGGAACTGCTAGAGTTCAGATTGTAAGAAAAGATTGTAAATCTATCATAAGATCTATATTAGAAGAATTTTATGAACGTACAAAAGTTCCTATGTTACTAAACACTTCTCTTAATGTTAGAGGAAAACCTATCTGTAATAATCGTTATGATGGAATTTTATTTGAAAACAAATATAATGTTAAGGTTTTTGGATGATATTTTTTAATGGTTGTAGTTTTACATACGGTGAACAACATCGTGTAAAAAAACCACGTCTTGGAATGGAACCAGAAGAATATGTTGTTCCCTTAGAAGGTAGATATTCAGTCGCATTAGCATCAAAATTTAATATGTCGGAATATAATATTTCCTGGTCTGGGAAATGCAATAAAAGCATAGTCGATGATACTATTACATATTTGTTATGGGCATTATCGCCTGATTCAAAATATGAAATACCTAGTATGATTGTATTACAGACTACAGACTTTTATAGAGCATATGTTCCTGCCACAGGGTTTCATGCAGCCCATCGTATCAACGATTTAGAAAGTCAGATTTCATGGATGGGTAAGTATCGAAAGTTTATGATACATGCTGCAATGAAACAGCATATGGAATATTATGGTTCACCTACTGAGTCCACGGCTTTAACAACAAACTATATCAATACTAAAACAAATACCATAATAGTAGATCGTAGAACTTGTGGTGATCACACTGGAACATACATGAAGTTTGATTTCGTAAAAAGCTTTTTACACTTACAGCAAATATGTGAATCTAATAACATACCACTAGTCATTTTGAACTATTATCCTATCGGAAAAGATTTTTCCGAAGACCCAGTATTCAAACTAATAAATTTAGATAACTGGTTACTTGAAGATCCTTTTGAAACTGGATTCTATGAACACTTAGAACACGAATGCTTTACTAAGTGTGAAGATAACTTTCATTGGGAATCAGATGCTCACGCATATCAGGCAGACGTATTAGAAGACTTTATAAAAAATAAAACTAAAGTAAAAGTCAGAACTGATATTAATATGGACACTGAACAAATAATTTATGATTACACATAAAAATATTATTTTTTATTACAATATGTAGTTGCAAGATTCTTTCTTTTACTATATACTACACCAATCAGAAAAAACACATTAGACTGCTAGTCATACGGATTAGCGGTATTAACAACTATTTACTTAAAGAGGTGCTAGATGCTCAAACTTGTCAACAACAATAGGGATAGAGACACAAGAAGTCTTATGTCCAAAACTAAATTTTATGAAGGATACAGTAGGTGGGATGACACCAAAGAACGCTATGAGAGTTGGGATGAGTCTGTAAGTCGTGTTATGAACATGCACAGAGATTACTACAAAGACAAGATGACACCTGAACTTAATCAGATGATCAATGAGGCAGAATCTCTTTATAAGTTAAAGTATGCACTAGGTGCTCAACGTGCTCTACAGTTTGGTGGAGATCAGTTACGCAAACATATGATGAGAATGTATAACTGTACGTCAACCTATGCCGATAGACCACGTTTCTTTTCAGAGCTATTCTACGTGCTTCTCTGTGGCGCAGGGGCAGGGTTCTCTGTGCAAAAGCATCATGTGGAGAAGTTGCCAAATTTAGCTGAACGTAAGAAGCAAGCCAAAGGTTGGATCGTAGAAGATTCTGTTGAAGGTTGGGCTGATGCGCTAGGTGCGCTTATGTCATCATACTTTGTGGGTGGTGGACAGTTTCCTGAAATGGAAGGACGTAAAGTATATTTCGATTTAAACCAAGTGCGTCCAAAGGGTGCCATGATCAACGGTGGATTTAAAGCCCCTGGCCCTGAACCACTACGTAGAGCACTAGATAAGATTGAGCATATCCTACAGACTATTGTTTTATCAGGGCGTGATGTGCTTAAGCCTATTGAGGTTTATGACATTGCCATGCATGCTGCAGATGCGGTTCTAGCAGGTGGTGTAAGACGTAGTGCGACTATCTGTTTATTCTCACCCGAAGATGAGGAAATGATTAATGCCAAAACAGGGAACTGGTTCATCGATAACCCTCAAAGGGGCCGAAGCAATAATTCAGCAGTTATCGTCAGATCCGAAATCACTAGAGAAGAGTTTAAAAAGATTATGGGTTCGATCAAAGAGTTCGGAGAGCCCGGATTTTTCTTTGTCGAAGACAGAGATATCACGACTAATCCTTGTGTTGAGATTGGCATGTATCCGCAGATTGATGGAGAATCAGGTTGGCAGGGATGTAACCTAACAGAGATCAATGGTGGTAAGTGTACAAGCCAAGATGAGTTCTTTAAGGCATGTCGTGCAGGAGCAATCTTAGGTACACTACAAGCAGGTTATACTGATTTCAAATATCTAACAGAAACAAGCAAGCGTATCTTTGAGCGTGAAGCACTGTTGGGCGTGTCTGTAACTGGTTGGATGAATAATCCTAATGTGTTGTTTGATGAAGAAACTCAACGTCAAGGCGCAGAGATTGTTAAGTCTGTCAACAAGGAAGTTGCAGCATTGATTGGTATCAACCCTGCAGCACGTACTACTTGTGTTAAACCATCAGGTAATGCATCAGTTCTATTAGAAACTGCTTCTGGTATTCATGCAGAGCATAGTGCTCGTTACTTGCGTCACATTCAGTTGAATAAAGAAACTGAGGTAGGACAGTTGTTGGCAAAAACTAATCCATACATGGTTGAAGAGTCTGTATGGTCTGCTAATGGCACAGACTACTGTGTAGCATTCCCAATCATCACTCCTGAAGGATCTTTGTATCGTGAAGAGTTGTATGGTAAAGCATTACTTGAGAAAGTAAGTACTGTGCAAAATAATTGGGTAGAAGCAGGTACGAATGTAGAGCTATGTGCAAACCCTAAGACACGTCACAACGTATCAAATACTGTAACTGTGTTGCCTCATATGTGGAACGAAGTAGAAGACTATGTGTTTGAAAATCGTCACAACTTTGCAGGTATTAGTTTCTTGGCAGGTATGGGTGATAAAGACTTTGCCCAAGCACCTATGACAGAAGTATTAACAGAAGATCAGATTGTTGCTAAGTATGGCAAGGCTGCTTTGTTTGCATCAGGTCTGATTGTGGATACTCGTAAGCAAGGGTTTCGTGATCTATGGGAAGCAACACAGATTGCACAAACTCCACCTGAGTATCAAGGGGAAGTATCTGACCTACGTGCTGAGTGGATTAGACGGTTCAACAAGTTTGCTGATAACTACTTCATGGGAGATCTTAAGGAAACTGAGTATTGTCTGAAAGATGTGTTCTTACTTCACAAGTGGGAAAAGATACAACAGAATATTCAGTCT